CTCAACTTATGGTTCATTCGACGTCGCGTGGTCGGGTTCCATCTGGGTGGCAGTCGGCGCACCCGCAGGCAACCGCGAAGTTATTGCTTGGAGTGCGGATGGTCGGTCTTGGACAACGGTATCACTGGATAATGCCATTATCAAGAACAAGAATTTGGCAGTGTATAATTCAAACAAACCGGTAAGCATTGAATGGGACGGTATAGCCTTTGTTCTCACAATGGACTATCGTGTTAGCGCGGGTAATCACAATTACGTGGTGAGTTATGATGGTATCAACTGGTCGCACGCCCAGGGCACTATCATTTACAGTGCGCATATTGCCAAATGGACGGGTTCCAACTTTGTTATTGCGGGCGAAGACCCCGTGAATAGTATTTTGATAAAACAGAATGGCGGGTATGCGGACTGGCACATTTCACATGCGGCGTACAATTCTACGATTTATGATATAGAGGCAAACACCGAGTTCCAAAATATTATTGTGTTTCCACGTACTCTGATTATTGCGGGAAAAAATTACAGCCACGATGGCGCAACGTGGACCGATGCCAGTATCAATCTTGGTTCAATTCTATCGACAACGGTTTTAACGGCAGCAACGAATGGACGTCGCTGGACTGCTGGCGGTTCGGGGCAAAATACACTAGCATATAGTCGCGATGGTCACACTTGGTTTGGCGGTGGTGCCGATATTTTCACCACAAGTTGCGCGCGAATTGTTGCGGGTTCTTATGGGAAAACAGCTCCCTTCAAACCGGTTATCCAATTCAGACCGACTACATCCGAGAGGCCTGAAGGACTCTTGTGGGTCGCCGTCGGCTCCGGGCTCAACTCTCTCGCATACAGTTATGACGGTGTTTATTGGCACGGGCTCGGCACCACGTTTTTTACAGCGGGCACGGCACTCGCCTATTCGGGTAGTCGCTGGGTATCCGGTGGTTCTACAGGTTCCGCATATAGTGACAACGGGTTCAACTGGACCGCAACCTCTCTCACAGGAGTTGTCGATATCATTTGGACCGGTGCGCTCTGGTTAGCAGCATGTTCCTCCGGATTATACACAAGTGGTGATGGAACGGCATGGGTCGCCAATACCGCATTAGCCGCCTATACCATCACCGGTCTTGCCTCTCATAATACCACAGTATTTGCCATGTCGACGGGTGTCATTTATATCAGTCGCGGAGATCTCGGAACCTGGACATCGCATTCATTCGGCGGCTCGACCCCCATCACTGGGTTTGCCCATACCGGCACCGAATACTTGTTCTCATCGGGCACCAGCATTTATAAGTCAGTTGACCTGATCACATGGACAACCACGGCACTATCGGCAAATGCTCCCTCTATTGCCATAACCAATTCATCAAGAGGAACAGCAATTGTGAAACCAATGGTGATTGCGTGTTCCGACAGCATATACAACACCCTTGGGTACAGTTATGACGGGGTCCAATGGTACGGATGCGGCAACTCGGTTCTCCAGACCCGCGCCAATCACGCGGCGTGGAACGGCTCCATCTGGGTCGCCGTGGGTCTATCCGTTGGTACGTGGTTCGCAATCAGTCGCGACGGCATCCACTGGCAACAACAAACAGACTCTACATTTGTAGAGGGATACCAAGTCGCGTGGAATGGCTCACTCTGGGTCGCCGTAGGCGAAGGTGCCGCGCATTCGATTGCCACAAGCGTGGATGGAATCGTGTGGACGGGAGTCTCCAATTCAAAGACATTGTTTACAACGAGAGGCACATCCGTTGCCTGGACTGGTGGACAATGGGTTGCCTACGGCGATCCGGCGACCACGGCAACAAGTGTAGATGGGCTCACATGGACAAGCAGTTCCTACATTGTAGGAGACCTAAGCAGTGTGCTAATATCAGGTACGGCATCTGCCTCTACGGGCACGGCGGCCAACGCCTACGACAAATCATCGGCGACTACCTGGTCATCCAATTCAGGTCTCTACAACGCTGAAGGCACATATACAGGGTCAACAACCCTGGGCTCAATCGCGGGCGAATGGCTCCAGTACTCATTGGCAGCACCTGTAGTCGCAAAGTATTACTCGGTGTGTGGTCAAGCGAACAACCAGTTCCCCAAAGCATGGACAGTACTTGGGTCCAATGATGGCAGCGCGTGGACAACCATTGATGTCCAAGACCTGAGTATGGCAGTCAACGGGCTAGCACCCTCTCTTCTCTTCACAATGACAAACACCACGGCATATTCATATTACGGAATCGTGTTTCAAAAGACAACCAGTGGTTCGGCGGTGTCTGTTTCAACACATGACCTATTCGCGCCTTCTACAGCGGCGTTGTCCAAATATCATCGAATCATTAATACAAAAAAATACGTGGCCTCTACTGTTTCAACAGGATACTCGACGCTGATGTATTATAGAGGATTTGATTCGGGCCAGCTCAACGGCCAAACACAGAATACAGGATTTGCGGACCCCAATATCAAGTTTTCGTCGTATTCATACAATGGGCAATACAGTTTGATAACGGACTTTTCCAACTCGGCTGTATACTACAATACGGACTTCTCGCAAAACCAATTGACCAGTGTGAGTCTTCCGGGAACCATTGTGAACAAACACACATCGTGCTATAATGGCGCCTTCTTCTTTGTAGGAGGCAGCGGCACGACGAAAATCCTCTATGCGCATGAGAGCAATCTGACAACGTGGTATAGCACGGCAAACGCGGACACGGTGTTTGGCGGAGGGGCGATCCTCTCTTTAGTATCCAATCCGGGACTAGGTTTTGTTGCGCCGCCAAATACGGTGTTCTTGACACCGGGAGAGAAGTTGTCCATCTCGGCACCGAGGTTTTATGATGAGAATATAGAGAGGCGTGGAGCGACGTTTACGGTGTCGCTTATATAAGGGTCTTATAAGCTTTGCTTCACCTTATAAGCTTTGCTTCACCCAGCCCGACTCTTCAGGATTCACAGAAGTATATTCCATCGTATTATATACAGAACGCACACCCATGTCATTTAGTGATTACATCAAGATGAAAGCACTAAAACAAACAAAGAATCTCCATCGTGTAGGAGCAAATATCACATTTTTATCAAGTGCCGACCTAGCCCAGCACAAACGCATTTGTACAATCTTGGACACAGAGGAGCGCGACGAATATGGTGACGTTATCGCAAAAAACATGTTTAACATACCAATTTTAAATGATATGACAAAATGTTTGCCGAATACGTACAAGGGGACATCAACGACGCCAGTTGTCTATTCGACGCCGCGAATAACGACGCAGAATGTGAAGCTGTCAAAAAACAAGCCTATATTCTAGGCTTTTTTACACGAGACAATCCACAACATAACAACGAGACAAATGATTACGCTCCACAAATTGAGCGTTGACCCCCGTTCTACAAACAACGTTGCATTTTTCGCGCAAATCGTAATTTTACCGCTGCTGCCTCTCATAATTTTTAATATTGCGGCACATATTTCTGCTTTTTGTTCAGGGTTTCGCAGAGCCTTGTTGCTGACGTAAAACATAGGAACACCCGAATACATATTGTTGGGGACATATGCTATGGTTAATACCACCATGCCGCTTTTGTCCCAAAAACCATTCTCATCTACAGTAACGCCGGTCATGATATCGACGCGGTTGCCGCATTGATATATGGGCGTTGAATAATTATTATAGCCTCTACCAATGATTCTTTGTCCGCCAATGATTCTTTGTCCGCTGATGAATCTTGTGCCCATGATTCTTCTTCTTATGTGTTTAGACATTTTAATTTTGTTTTTTGGAAATAAAAAACATTCCAGAAATCAATTTTTTGTATTGTATATGATATATGCCATATACAATTCGTAAAGTGAGAGGCCGACCTTGTTATCGCGTAAAAAACCGCCGAACCAAACGCGTGTTTGCCAAATGTACCAGCAAAGCAAAAGCAAAAAAACAGGTGCGATTGATTCATGCCATTGACTACAATCCCCAGTTTCAATTACGGAGTGATTCATAAGTCGCCGATTTAAGTCGCGGCTTTAAGACGCAGCTTTATGAGTTGCTGCGTCAAGCCGCTTCTTGAGTCGCTGCTAAACGCAGCTTTTGAGTCGTTTCTTGACGCAGCTTTATGAGTTGCTGCTTAACGCAGCTTTATCCCTCTATCATCACCAAATCTATCATCGTCGCAAACTCTTCTTCACTAATCACAATATTGTAATGCATACTAACAAAACACCGCAAGCAAACAAGCACATCCACAATGGCATTGTGTAGATTGGCCGGAGTAGTGCCAAACAAATGCCGATGTAATTCGAGCAACGTCGGCCATTTGGCGTATGGTTTCTGCCCTGGTTTTTCCACCATAATATTACACAACTTCACGCTGGACATCATCGTACAAACATGTAGGGTTCCCGTCAATTTATCTTCGGCGCGGTCAAATAACAACATGTTCCGGATTTTGGGATGTTCGCGGTGTCTTTCAATTTCAATTTTCAACATTTGCGAGTCAAATTGGCGATTGTGGGCAATAATGATATGAGCCATATCATAGAGGCGCTCGAATTGAATCAGCGCATCCTCTATGGGTATTCCTTTTGTATCGCACATTTCACGAGTAATTCCAGTAAGTTCCGTGATTTTGGGTGAGATGACCACGTCGGGTCCAACACGAATGAAGTGATTGTGGGATTCGATGATTCGCATGTCTTCTACATCATACAAGATAAAACTGAACTGGATTACGTGGGGATTAGGCTCGGCGGACCCGGATTTTGGCAAAAGGCTGGTAGTTTCAACGTCGTAAACGAGTATCAGCGACATATTTATGAGTATACAAAATAAGTTGTTATGTTGTTTTAATTTGAATACAAAAAACAATTCAATTTTTCAACCGATGGAGTATCCATCGGTTGAAAAACACTTTTACCCCTACGGGGTAAAACAATTTTCCAACCCCCCTTATGGGGGGTCCAAACAATTTTATGGGGAGCAACCGCGTCTCTGGCCATAAAACAATTCAAATAAAAACCGTAGGTTTTTATTCAAACATTTTTTTAACCCCCGTAGGTTTTTATCCAAACAATTTTTCAACCCCCCTAGAGAGGTTTACCTAATATAATTTCACACAAAACATACAGACAAAACACAATAATATAATAAACAATGACATCATTACCCAACGAATTGGTCGACAATATATTATCATATTGTCCCGGCCATGTGCGCGCGGATTTACGCAGAACTCACATTTCCGTGAAACTGAACAACACTAATTTCCAAACCCGTATCTCCAATAAATTGGAATTGTTAGAATATAACTATCTTGGTCAAGAGTACATCCACTTTGTAAATCAAAAAAACAACGAGTTTCAATCCGGGTATGTGAGTAAACAAATTGACGCGTATTTTATCTCATATACATGGATAAAAATCGTTCTTGTATAAAGAACACAAAGAAATGTCGCCTCTATATTATTAATGAATCCGGTTAGTGCCGAACAGGCCAATATTATCCACAATGTGAAAACGGTGGGTACAAATGTGGTTGTTGACGCCGTCGCCGGTTCAGGAAAATCCACCACAATATTATCACTAGCAAAAGCTATGCCCAAACACAAAATCATCCAAATCACATACAATTCCATGTTGCGATGCGAAATCAAGCAAAAAGTAGAAGAACTCGTACTCGACAATCTCGATGTCCATACATACCACAGTTTGGCGGTTAAATATTATTTTGCCTCTGCCTACACCGATACGGGGATTCGCCACATAATGAAAACAGGATTGCCGCCGCGCATCCATATTCCGCGAAAACACATTATTGTGGTTGATGAAGCCCAGGATATGACGCCTCTCTATTTCCAGCTAGTGAGCAAGTTTGCAAAAGACATGGGCCATCCATTTCAACTCGTTGTGCTCGGAGACTTCATGCAAGGTCTCTACGAGTTTAAGGGCGCCGACACGCGATTTCTAACAATGGCGGCCAAAATATGGGCGGACCACCCAGGACTGAAAACCCCCATATTCGAGCATTGTTCCCTCCAGACTTCGTATCGTATCACCGACCAAATGGCGGCATTTGTGAACGACGCAATGTTGGGCGAAGACCGGCTCAAATCGTGTCGTGAAGGGGACCACGCCGTCTATTATTTCCGCAATTCGCGTCGAAATCTAGAGAGTCTGGTCGTCTTCCATATTCGCAAATTGTTGTCGGAAGGTGCGCATCCTGGTGACTTTTTCATCCTCGGTGCGTCGGTGAAAGGTCCCAATAGCCAGATACGCAAACTGGAGAATATATTGGTGAACTACGGTATTCCATGCCATGTCCCGATGTTTGAATCCGATATTATTGATGAAAAGGTGGTCCAGCGAAAACTGGTCTTTTCCACCTTCCACAGTGTTAAAGGGCGTCAGCGCAAATACGCATTTGTACTCGGATTTGACCAAGGATACATGGATTTCTATGGACGCGCATTACCTCAGACACAGTGTCCAAGTACCCTCTATGTCGCCACTACCCGCGCAACCGCCGGACTATTCATTTTGGAACGCGATGAATTTACCAGCGATCGGCCTCTCGATTTTTTGAAAATGGATCATTTTGCGATGAAACAACAACCCTTTATTGAGTTCAAGGGGATGCCGATGATGCCTGGGCAACAACGAATGCCGGAATCGGTGGTCGAAAGCACAATCAAGAAACACTATGTCACGCCCACCGATTTAATAAAGTTTGTTCAAGAGACCGTATTGGAGGCAATCACCCCCACGTTAACTGACATATTCATAACGTTACAACTACCCGGTGTGGACTTGGAAATCCGCTCCACAATTGAGACCGCCGACGGATTTTTTGAAGAGGTGAGCGATCTCAATGGATTGGCGATTCCGGCGATGTATTACGACCATTTATCGGACCCCGGTACAACCAATGTGTTGTATGAAACCATTTTGTTATTACTAGATGATTTGAAAGACGGCGAACACGAGTATTTGCGCAATGTGGCATCGCGACTACCGGCGCAATTTACGACACCTGGAGACTACTTGTTTTTGGCAAACGTATATACGGCGTTCAACGAAAGGCTGTATTTCAAATTGCGCCAAATAGCGCAAACGGATTATACGTGGATAAATGCCTCTATGATGGATAAATGTAAAACCCGTATGAATCGGCAAATTGGCAAAGAATGCGAAGATTCAAAACCCCTGATTGAAAAAGTCATCATCCACCAGTCGCAAGAAATGGAACATGAATCGATTGACAATGTTTTAGCTGAATATTTTGACGAATCGGTGCGGTTTCGGTTTACGGCGCGAACAGATATAATTACCGCCAAAACTGTGTGGGAACTCAAATGTGTGCGCGAAATAACCATTGACCACAAACTCCAGGTGGTAATTTATGCGTGGATTTACCGCATTTTGAATCCGAATAGTGAGAGGGTGTTTCGGATGTTCAATATCAATACCAATGAGGTGTTGGAATTGAAAGCGTCATTTGAACAAATCAATTTTATTGTTGTTTCGCTTCTACAGGGAAAATACCAAGAAAGTGTCGCAAAAACAGACGAAGAGTTCATAATGGCATGTAAACAATAATGGCATGTAAACAATAATGGCATGTAAACAATAATGGCATGTAAACAATAATGGCATGTAAACAATAATGGCATGTAAACAATAATGGCATGTAAACAATAATGGCATGTAAACAATAGAGGTGTGTATAAACAATAGAGGTGTGTATAAACAATAGAGGTGTGTATAAACAATAGAGGTGTGTATAAACAATAGAGGTGTGTATAAACAATAGAGGTGTGTATAAACAATAGAGGCGTATCCAACCTCAATATTCTAACTTCACTATATATTATGAAACTTTTCAACTACGTGTGTCTAACATTTTTGGTGGCATTTAGTGTCCATTATTGGATAATCAGCTACATAACTTCCCGAAATCCGCACAATACTCGCGGGAAACTTTATTTATCCACATTCGTGGCCTCTATTATGGGTCTATTAGAGGTGATGATTTACGATTTATACAGAGACACATTTTCACTCTTTTATTATTTAGGACTGGGGATTCTCATATATGCGATGTTATTCATGTATAATAATCAATCTGGCGTGGACGACGACGATTACTTGAAACAAATGATGGAAAACCAGTCGCGGGATATTTTATTGGCCGAGCGAATCATTAAAAACACGGATAATCAACCAGTCGTTACCTTGGCGACCAATATTATCAATCGTCGCAAACGAGATATGGACGCAATGTCAAAAATGCTGATAGACAAAGACCGCGAATATAAAGCGCCCATTACGGGAAAAAAACTCTTTAACTATGGTAAATAGCGCTATCTTATAAAGACAACATCTTAGTACTCATCATCGTCATCATCGCTATCATCAATAATGTTGTTTGAGTATTCGGAACAAATTGATACATCATCCATGTCAATTTGCTGTCCGTCTTCGCGCCTCTCCATAAATTCATTCAGGGTCATTCTGCGTTTTCCAGAAGGAATATAGGGTTTATGAGCAACAGACGACGCGGTTTCATTATTTGCCGGTTTTTTGATAGTTGGTTTAGGAACGACAATTGTTGATGCGTCTTCGGCAATCTTGGCAAACGACTTTACGGGTACAGGAACTACTGCTGCTGTTGCTGAAGCCTTTGTTTTTGATGATAATCCCAAAGCTGGGAAATCATCCATTGAAGGAAATGGCTTTACTTCGGGTTCTTTAACGACAGGAGCTGGTCGATTGTTATTGAACATGTTTCTATTATCATTGTAGCCGCGATAATCTCGACGATTGTTGTCTTGTCTGAAGATGTTTTGAGAAGGAGGAGCTTCATTATTATTATCTAAGCTGTGAAACCTATTATTGTAATTGCTGCGATTGTTGTTATTAAATATATTGTTAGAGGCATCAATATTGCCAGAGACATCACGTATTCTATTGCTGCGGAACATATTATTACTGGAAGTGTTTGAGGACATTTTATGAGAGTGTATTTGATTTTGTGTTTGTCAAGTCTGGCACAACAACTTTTCAATTTTTTGACTGGGTCAATTCATTTCTCAAAATATTATAAATGCCGAAAGTTCCCGTTCGTTATTTACCGGCCAATTTATCTGCCGCCGACAAAATAAAACAAATCCGAATGTTGAAAAAGTCTCGACAAATGTACACCAACAAAAAATATTACAATCGCAAGCCTCTCTCGTCATATCACAACAAAACATCCAAACATATTCGTCGTGCTAAAAAAATCTACGGACTAGACAACGTAATTCCCAGTGCGGAGTTAGTTAGCAAAACTGGATGTTCTATGGACGCGCTCAATCAAATTGTCTCAAAAGGAGAGGGTGCGTATTATTCGTCTGGTTCGCGACCCAATCAAACTGCCCAATCATGGGGTTTTGCGCGTCTGGCAAGTGCATTAACCGCGGGAAAATCCGCGGCGGTCGATTATGATATTTTGGAAAAGGGATGTGCGCACAATAAACGCGCGTTTATTCTGGCAAAACGAGCCAAGCAAAAATATGGATACGGACATTCGAGTTCGCGAAAAGTAGTTGTATAATGATTATTGTACTCAAAAATAATGATTATACCTCTCGGTTATGTACCTCTCGGTTATGTACCTCTCGTTTATACACCAATTTTCTCAAAATTATGACCATCTAGCAAAAAGGGTCGGCCAAACTTCTTTATCCCCGCCTGATGCCACGCCTCTACTATATGCGGAGGCAATGAGACTTCATCCTGCCTATTAGTAATAAGAACTATCTTGAGTTTGGAAACCTCCTCTGGCACCATATCCGAGAACAAAACCCCGTCCAACACTGCCGAAAACGCATTATCCATATAATTTTCCGGAATCCAAATCGCAGAAATCATACGCTGAATCATTTCACCGAATGAACATGATTCCAAGTCTATCCAATACGGCTTGGGTGAAAATGCCATTACGCGGCGTCCAAACAGCGACTTTGCCGCCAATTCACATCCGAGTCCGATTGCGCGATACAAACTCTCTGCGCCATTCACATACATAGGCGCAGACACATCTACCAGCGCAATATATGCATTGTATTCACGTTCGTCGCGATTTTCCCGGGCGGCCCACTGGACATTCAATATATCAATCTCCGCCTGATTACCCGCTTTCTGGAGTTGTACCATTTTCTTCACCAATTTCCAAGAAGGAATACCTGAAATATAATTGCGATTGGAATATGCGCCCTTAATGCCGTGTTTCTCAAAATTGGCGCGATTTAAATAGAGGTTGTTCACCGGGATTTTATCGGGCACAATTTTGGCCCAGCGTCCAGCGCACTCTTTGATTTCGGTCGTATCCAACAAAGTATTCATCTTGCTCACCAGTTTACGATAATTCATTCTGCATTTGTTTCGGGCCATTATGGTCGCCTCGGGACTGGTCGGACTCGACATTATTCGCTTGGCTTCGGGGTCTACATATATCCACAAATCCAGCAACTTCTCAAACATCCAGGGATATTTGCGTTCTCGTGGCACCCATTTTGCCGCATACGAAATGGCTCGTTGCGTGGCCATAGATTCGCGGTCTTTTAACAATTGGTTATTGTAGAGGCCAAGAACGGGGCTTAACATCGGGTCATTGCGACCCTTTGCCGAATACAACGATATAAAATCGGCATATGCGCGGATATCGCGCCAACACCCAATTTGTTTCCCGCATTGAAACTCCATCATGCGATATAGCAAGAATACCGCCTGTATCGGGTATTGTTGTTGAAGCGTCCACAAATAAGAATATGTCAAATCGCGCAAGCCTCGTCCGCCATTGATAGTTCGTGTATAGAGGATAGCATCAATGACATCATCCAAGTGATTGTTTGACAAATCGCTGAGAATCAGGCGCATCTTGGGATTAATGGGGTGCGCCGGACTATAGGTTTCATAATGTTTCAAATAATAGATGCGATCTTTGATGGGCGCGGATTCATCGTATAATGAGAGAGGTTTTACGGTATCCGACATGTATAAATAATATGGCCATTACTTTATGCTGATTTTCGTGATTATTCACGTTTTATGAAATACATACATTAGATTTATTATTTCTGTACTTTTGTGTCTTTTTGGTTTTACTGTAAAAAAGAAATAGACAAGATATACATAAAAATAGAATGATATAATATATATTTATTTGCGTCGGCAAGTTTTATTTTTACCATTACAATCAGAGAACAAGCCCGGGATGAACTTTCTGGATTGAATCCGCAGAATGTGCGTCTGATGTATTGGTTTCTTAACAAAGCTAATTTTCTTTCCTTTATGATACTTTGTAATACTTTTATAACCCTTTCCATTTTTGATCGAGACTTTTCTGACAATTTTTTTACTGCCACCTTTAATTATTGTATCCGTATTGTTATAATTGAAAGAACTTGACATATATATTATTTGAAGAAAAATATATACAGAATATATATTATATGAATAAGCATACATTAGTTCATTTATTTCATATATTGTTTGTTGGAGGTTTATTTCTATATGTCGGAATACAAAATACAGCTATACCAACAATATTATTTCCAATAATGGTTTGGTTAGGTATAGTAATCATTTTATACCATATATTTAAGGTTTATACGTATATGACTCAAGGAAAAGGGTATTGGGTAAACTTAATTCACATTATTTTAGTAGGACCATTATTGCTGTATATTGGTCATAATGAAGAGAAAACCGCCAGATTATATTTTGAACTCTTGTTAATGTTGGGTTTTGCGGCCATTGGATACCATGGGTATTATATGTTAATTAGTATGTAATACAACCAAATATAAAAATGAGACAACTCTCATTTTTTTAGTGTTTACCACCCATAAATATAAAAATGATACAAAATCGTCTCATTTTTATTTTTGTAGGGTGTAATACAACTAACTATTTATCCATTTTTTAGTTAAAACACTTCGAACGCTGTCTAAAGCGCCTTCAGTCCAGCCTTGATTTTTGCTAACTACTTCCCCGACAACCAATATACCTTTTTCCGGATGTTGTGCCACATCAATAAATTCGGCTCTGTCTTTATAAAGAGAATTATTCAATGGTTTATAATAGTGTGTGCCAACTGGCCAATAAAAATCTTTAATTCCAATAATAACTAACGAACCCGATGGTATTCCCAACGATTTTTCAAGCAGTTGACAATATAATTCTCTATTCTCTCTTGTGTTATCAAGGTTATTTTTTAATGCTAATGTATTATTATTATCATTATAAGCAATCATGTATATACCATCTTCTGGATTTATAGGAATAATCTTTTGAAGTGGACCGGGTAAACATGTATATCCTTTAACATATTCTTTTATAATTGGTATAGAGGTTTTAGAAAATTTTCCATATAAACGTAAAAATGGTTGTCCTTCAATATCATTATAAATAGGATAATGTAATAGCTTTCTTATACCAGTTATAGTAGTTGCGATGATTACTTTATTACACGTATATTTTTTTCCATTCTCGGTATCTATTACAAACTCAGAAGAATTATCATTTTTAGTAATTTTAGACACGTTATGTGAAAATTTAAAATGTGTTTCTCCAATTTCGACAGCTAATTTTATAACCATTTTCCTCCAAGGAACATAAAATCCAGTCCAGCAACAATAATTGTCATCCATTCCATAAGAATATAATGTATCATATGCGTCTTCTTTTTCAAAATCTGTATATCCAACTGAAAGTAAGAATTGATTATATGTTTTAGAATCAAGAGATTCTTTTGCGAATTTCTTGAATGTAATATGGGGGCCGTTATATTTTTTATATTCATCCCTTAAATAATTCATAACTTTTTTTATATCTAATGGCTGAAACATTTTTGAGTAATATGGCTTAACTGTAAACTCTTGTGTATTTAAATCCAATTCATCGAGTAATTTATGTAATTGTTTATCTTTTTGCTTTCTGCCTATTCCTGCGCCAGTCATAATTTCAGTTCCGTAAAATAATTCATTGCCGGTTCGACCTCCTATCCATTTTTTTTGATATTTTTCAAGAATTAAAAATGATGTTTCTGGAGACATTTTTTTAATTTTGTATGCTGCATACAATCCACTAATGCCACTTCCGATAATAATTACATCATACTTCATAATATATATAATATCTCAACATTTATACATGTGAATGACACACACAATAATAAAAAAGCACCATATTTATGCGACCTTAACTGGGGTCTTAACAAGGGATGCCTTGATCCGATGCCTTAACCATGTTTCCGCCTGGTTTTGCGGTGATTGTCATCAACAAACTGTACTCGTTTCTTGGACCCGCCGCCCGTTTTCAGCGCGGACTTCAAAACAGGATTCCTCTCTTTCATCAAAATCAACAAATAATTCACTGGCTGGAAAATGAAAATAGAGGGAGGCACATAAATATCACGAATCACGGGATAATTCTCCACAAAATTGTATTCGTTTTCTTTACATTTGGCGTAATTATGCATATCTGTGGAATCCAAACCAACATGAAACAATGACATTTCCTTGAACATATATTTGGACTGGCGCTTTTGTTCAATCATCTTTAGAATAGTTGATTCGCCAATTATGCGACTCGGCAACTCATCACTATCGCTAAATAAATATTTCTCTGTATCAACTTTTACAATTGAATCGTCGGTGTCTACAAAACAAAAATATATATTCAAATATTCTAGAGGTTCGCGTTGATAATTTTTGTCGGCGTAAATGAACCTCTCTTGTTCTTTTATCCACAAATCCGTTTCATCCATATATTTGTTGTGTTCAAAACAAATATATGATTTTGCCGAGCTTTTGCCGGTTACATCTGTAAAGTAGTTGAATCTATTACAATACGCGACTGTGGTTTCTTGACATTCCATTGCCGCGTTTGTTTGGGGTAAAGCGAGTTGAAATTGTTAATGCGTCCAACTTGAATAAACGACCGACAAGGACCTTTACAAACATCCGTCTGTTTCTTGGGCGGAATAGAGGGAACACTAATTTCCGGAATACTCTGGTTCAAATCCGCATTTGTGGCAATATCCGTTTTTCGAACAATAGTCGGGCCATCATACGTATTTACCGGGCACGTACCCGTTCGTCCAACCAATATACCATTGATAGAGACCGGTTTCGCAATACCATTTCGAAATCGCGAACACGCTGTTGTTGCCTCTACTAATGCGACATTGTGAATATAATGGTCATAAGATGTATGAACATACACCGATTTATTGGCAGTCGCCGTCGCTATACCATAATTCTTTAATAATTTCGATTTCTTCAATGCGATATAATCACCTGCCGACATATATAACATCGCCCGAAAAAACTTAAAGAAATACCGGTAATTATGTTGTCTCTAAACAGCATCGAATATAGAAAAACTGAACAATTACATAATTTTTTAGTAGAGACCGCATACCACACGTAAAGTGATATAAAAAATTGAACTTTATACATTTAGACAACCAATAGTAAACACATGCACACGCCAACAGATTTAACCATTTACATCCCAAGAGTTTCTACTGCCATCCAGCGACAACAGATTTTTGAAATATTCTCCAATCTACGAATTGGATTCATAGATAAAATAATAGAACACCCCAATAAAGTCGACACCACAATAAAGCGCGTGCTAGTGAAGTTCAAGACCTGGGTAAATAACAAAAACTCCCACCTCATCATGAAACGATTCGATGATAACAAAGACATCAAAATCGTCTATGACGACCCGTGGTTCTGGACCGCATACAAATGGGTTAACCAACCCATTTCGGAATAGTATTCATCTTGCGCTCGGTTTCCATATCCGTAATAATTTGCGCATAATTAATTGTTTCTAGTTCGTCTTTGATTTTTTTCTTGGAATCAAATAGGAACCTTAGCCGCGACTTCAGTTTAGTATCATTTTTGACAGACTCTAGGTCGGCTACTATACGCCGTATTTCATACCGAATCGACGTCAATCGCCCCGAATGCTGTTTTCGTTTTGTCTCGATTTTGTGTATTTCCGAAAATATATCAATGACCGAAATGAGAGGAAACACGACTTGAACACCCGGATATACAGGTGTCGCGCATTTCTTGATTTCCATAATCTTGGTCTCCATTTCGCGTATATTTTCATAAAGCACGCGATGTTTGTCATATGAATACATTGTTGTCGACTTCAGAGTAGCCAAATCATTTTCAACATCCATATACAATTTTGCCACGCTATTGTATTTCTGTATATCCAAGTCGAACCGCGCATGTTTACCAACAATAGTGAGTCCAGTGCTGAACGCACCAAATATACTAATTAGTATCAGAAGCCATTTTCCATAAGATACCAAGAGAGGTAAAATAGTTATCGAGCTTGTAAACAATAGTGACACGATGTATATTGAATTATCGTATTTTACAGCGCAATTTGCCGAATACTGGAATAAATAAGCCCGACATCTCAAAAATGTCAATACAACCTCTACTTCATTTATCAAATCAGTTTGCGACGACAATTCGAAATCACTACTACAATCACTATCACTATTGTTATTGCTATCATTCGCACATTCTTCAATGGGGATTTCTTCAAAAATTATGTCTGGTGCGGTTTGCATATATATTTATAGTTGTAAAATTGATTTTGCCTCTATATTGAATTGTGTATACTATTCTCCAACAATGGAATCCAAAATTGATGCTTTTTTAGAAGAAAAAATCCGGCGTAACATTTTGCGCCAAAGGCGCATCAACACTATCACTAAACTCAACAAGGTTCCACAGCGCCATTACATTTTGACCTCGCGATTCAACAATTCGACATATTCTGAAATGAAATCGTATTGCCAGTCAACAAAGGCTATCAAATGTATTTACGGCGTTCCGCGTGAAATTGCCTCTCATATTTCGCGCGATGCCATCCTATTTGTTCTAGAAATGAACAATGAGACAAACCGCATAGATGGCGTTGGTATGATTCGCAACCAGGCATATCCAAAAAGACACGGCGTTTATGAGAACGACACATACAATCGGTATTCGTATATCGGCAATTTACACATCGACCGCGAAGACATGAATGTAGACGAAGACGCATTTATGACAATTTTCGACATCCTCTGTTTCAAAGGATGTCGACACCAAAAACGATGCCAAGGCATTACGCGATTCCCTCCCGATTTGCTGGAAAAGTTCCGCGAAAAAATGGATTTAACCGAATACATTCGCAAGATGTTTAAAAAGAGAATCGAACAAAACAAAATATAAATGATTTTCTGTATAATATATAAATGTCATATGACATCAATGAATATACGGATGACCAATGTTTTGACATGCTCGATTTGAATAATCCCAGCGACCGTGAGCTGGAAATGAAAATCTTACAACAAATGGACAAATATCAGAGGAAATCAAAACGCCTCTATCAGTTCTTTGAGCAAATGTATGACCGTTTTTTTGCTGACGAAGGGTTTGCCGACGAAGGGCATGATGATGTGGTCGAGGGGTTTGAACCAGACCCCATTCCCCCAGTTAATAATCAACCATCATCTGTTCCCAATAGTCAAATCAATGTAGGACAGCAGATGCAGCAAACGCGACCTGGAGGGACAGCACAAGTAACCAATTTACAGGTTGAAGGAAATGTCGCTATCAAAAAAATAGACAAGGATGTCGTCGCAAAAGCAGCGTCATCGGATACGCGCCTGGTCGATTATGTAAAAGATCCTCTGAAGTTGAACCCTACATCGCAGAAGACGATTTTCAAAATGATATCGATCGACAGTCAGTACCGCGAAGACTCACAAAATACGAGAGCAACCAATTTCTCGCTTAATTTATCGGAAGACCTACGAAATGTCATTTCGATGAAGCTCTATTCGGTCCAGATTCCATACACATGGTATACAATTAACAATGATTTTGGAAGTAACTATTTTTTTTTAAAAGGTAATAGCCCCGGTATTGACAATGGCCAGCATGATGTGAAGGTCCAAATCCGAAGTGGTACATATACTCCAGGACAGATAGCCACGGCAATTAATACCTCTATTGCTACATTGAAATCCAAAGATATCACTGACCCGCAATATAATAGTATTTATGATTTGAGCTTTGGACAAACATTTATTTCATACAATACTGCTAACTCGCAAAGTTCAAAAATAGTATTAGAGTTCGACCTCAAGAAAACATTCAATGAAACAGATTATGCCCTCTATTTTCCAAATAGGACGAGTCCAAATGTAATTGGTGAAGCAAAAAGTAATAGTATACCAAGTTTTTTGGGATACAATTACAGCACATATTTGCCATATATTGCGTATTCGGATGCTGGTACAACTTATTTTGATACAAACCCCAACTTCACATTAATTGACAATTCCAATAATTATTTCCAGATTATTCAATACACTGGAAGTTCATACGCAAATCGCACATCAACGCATGAAACAATCAATATTACATTGGCTGCTGGTACTTATCCAAGAAATACACTAATTACTTTATTTAATAATGCCATTAAATCGGCACATAAAATTGACAGCATATATTCTTATTTTCAACTAATACCCATTACCGACCCGTCAAATATAAACATCGGGAAAAAACGCATAGAATTGGCCGCCAAATTAAATCGTGCAACCACAAAACAAATTGTTAATTCTAAACTAGCAATTGTTTTTCCAGATGAATCGACTATTGATTCAAACGCAAAAATATGGACTGGTAATTCATCATGTTTTTGGTTTCCCAGTGAAATAGTTGAATTGACCAATATTATATCTGAAACACCGACAAGTGTTACAAATTATAATATATCAGATACTTCAACAAATATTATTTTAAAATGTATTCGCCCTGGATATGATATTTCTTATAATAATTTTAAAACATCATTGTTACCAGGAACATATACGTTAAGTGAATATAAAGATGAAATTAATGCGTCTCTACAACGCTTTATTGACCTTTCAAACAATTTGGCAATTACGGATGGAGCTATAATCCAAAATGGAACCGAGTTTTATTTTGAAGACTCTTTACCAAAGTTTAGTTTTGATATTTCTCGCAATTTCACCGAACAACAACATATTATTGATTTAACGGGGAGTTTTTTGAAACTTGGAAATATATATAAGTTTGATGCATCATATAGTAATATATATGAGGATAGTCGTGTCATTGCGCCTGAAGCCACTTATGTAATTGATCAAACTATTAATACTATCCGCATTAAAGCAAAAAATAGTGGAAATGGGTTTACAAATAGCTCCGGCAATTATAACGCAAATGATATTATAATCAGGTTGAACCCAATATCAACAAATAATATTAATACTTTTTGTTCATCTGTAACAAATGACTTTACAACCTCTATAATTATGGCTGGAAGTTCAATTACAGCATCAGCAACTTCAGGAGGTTTTCGCATTACACTCGTTCTTAAAGTAAATGTTACATTAACAGAACAAGACTACGCAGTTATTTTTCAGGGACAGACATGGATCGACAACTTAGATTTATCTGTCAATCCATACCCTATATTAACAAACTCCATTGTTAGTGGAGAAACTCAAATATTTAACAATTTAATAACACTGTCAACCCTCAATAATAATAACCAAATCATATTTCGTCCAGTAAATCCAGTATTAACGGGTGGAAATGATATTGTGATTCAAATACCATCCGCAACATATACACGCGCGGATTTGGTAAACATAATAAATACACTACTAAGTGAAAATCCTCTCACAAGCAATTCCAGGATAACCATCGATATCAATAATATATCAACCCTGAAATTGTTAATCAATAAAACATATACAAGTGCGGACTTCAGACTTGTGTTCTACGATATATTTAGTTTTGTATATTGTAATGTTGGTGTATCAAATGTTCAAAATGTCAAGTGGGATACGACTCTGGGTTGGATTCTTGGATTTCACACATATACAGAATACAATTTATCTGAGTTTGCAAATATAGGACCTGGGCAATTATCTTCAAATATTTTCAGTGAAGAATATCAAAACTATTTTAATAATATCTATGGTCGTATTACAGCATCAGATAGTCCAACAGACCCAGGAGATATTGCGAATACTGGTTTTATTTCTACTCAAGCAATTTATACCAATTCAAATAGCAGTGATGGGCGACTTGCCATCATTGGCGACTCCGTTTGTAATACCAATTTGTACAATTATTTTCTCCTGGTAATCGACGACTTTATACAAAACCATGTAAATGATGGACTAATCACGATTGCATCCGTCGAAAATGATATTCCTTTGCCATCGTATACCTCTCAAATATCTTATCAGTGCGACCCAATTACTGGAAGAAAAATTGCCGGAATAAGTACAAACAATCAATTTACAAGCTTAACTGCCAAACAGTTGTATTCGATGAATCAAATTATTGAGGCACGGCGGAGCTTAAGTGCATATACAGCGGGTCCATACATGAGAGACGTATTTGGCCTTATACCCATAAAATTGGCGGGACTCAGTTTTGGAAGCACCTATATGGAGTTTGGTGGGACATTACAGAATCAAAATCGCAAATATTTTGGTCCAGTGAATATCAAAAAAATGTCTATCAAACTAATGAATGACCGTGGTGTTGTTGTTGATTTAAATGGTACTAATTGGTCATTCACACTCATTTGCGAAATATTGAATACTGCCACATAATTATCATCGCATCAAAAACAATATAAATGGGTACGCCTCTCTTTTAATAATAACAATGGACGTTCTTATTAAAAAGTTTCGCACAATGTGTAATACGGCCTCCGATATCAACGAGCATTTGCCCACACTTTTTCGGTATGCTAAGCAGTGTAATAGTGCGCTTGAGCTTGGTGTACGCGGATGCGTTTCATCATGGGCTATTACGGCTGGGTTACTCGAAAACAAAAACGGTGTTAAGAAGCGGATTTTCATGAATGATTGGCGTGAATGCCAGATTGGCGAATTAGTAGACATCCTAGAACCTCTTGGTATAGATGTGAAATACGAATGGAAAAATGATTTGGAAATTGAGTTTGGTGCCGATGAAAAATACGACATGGTGTTTATTGATACTTGGCACGTGTATGGACAGATCAAGCGAGAATTAGAGAAATTTTCGACAGTCGCAAACAAATATATTATCATGCACGACACCACAGTTGATGAAGTAGACGGCGAAACGTTGCGTGAATATGGATACAATTATCAACAAGCATTTGGACGTGCGACTGAATTGGCGGCGGAAACGGGGATTCCACGAGATGAAATCATGAAAGGAATGTGGTTTGGCATACAGGAGTTTTTGGCAAACCATCCTGAATGGTTTATTAAAGACCGGTTCTTCAATAACAACGGCTTGATGGTTTTAGCCAGACGTACAATATAAACCGACGAAGAAAATAGCACTTTGTGTAATTCATAATAATTTGATTATGTAAATATTATATATTATTTTTATAATATATAAATGTCTCGGTCTATTTATTCAATTACTAGTCGGACAAAAAACACGCAAGTCAAGTATACCAATCAACTTGCGCGTGAATTGTCACCAAATGTAGTTACGGGAAACATTCCTTTTATAACTAGCATAAATAATATAAATAGCGGCGGCGGCGGCGCTCCATCAACCAATGTTGATTTGACGGCCGTAACTACAAATATTGTCCCTACAACAAACGGTACATTGAATATTGGTTCTAGCAATAAACGCTTTGGAACAACTTATACAACTAATTTAGATATTAACGGAAGCATATCTGGGCAGATTGTACCGGTAACCACAAATGGTTCGCAGAATATTGGTTCTTTGAGCAACCGTTTTGGTTTTATGTACTCCACCAATCTTGATATAAGTGAAAATATTACTATTCGTGGAAATATTTTACCACCTGAGCAAAACTATCCAGCAAGATTGGAAAAATTGGGACCAGGTGGTGTTATTTTAGAAACCGCTCGTTCAGAAGTAAGCTCGGCAATACAAGTTAATATCGGTGGTCCAGACCATTATTATGGCAGCCTCTATGCGAAAGAAATATTCACTTCGGGTAATACTATCACACTTGGTGGAGCAGAACTCAAAAGTGATGGAGATTCTCTGACAATACCTGCGGGTTCTAAGATTGGTGGAGTTGACCCAGGAACAATTGTTATCAAGGGCAATCGAGCAAGCACTAGTTTATTGCCAAATGCGACGGGCAGTTCAACAAATGCGGTGGGTGATGGATACGTTATTGACGGCAATTTGTGGGTCGCGACCAAAGCCAATTCTACTGTTGCGGATGGCTGGGTCAGTGTAGGGTCATTTAGAGGTCCTAAGGGTGACCAAGGTATTCAAGGCAACCAAGGTATTCAAGGCAACCAAGGTATCCAAGGTAATACTGGTATTCAGGGTCTCAAAGGTGATACCGGATCTACAGGCCCCCAAGGTCCTCCTGGTATTTTAGATACAACCGGCGCTACATTTTCAGGCACCATCACAATGCCAGACCTAATAGTTACCGGAAACTCCGGATTTGGAAAATCAAGCCCTGCTTATCGCGTTGATGTGAGCGGTTCGCTCAATGCGTCGGCACTATATCAGAATGGAACATTGATTAGCACTATTTATGCTACTACCAGCTCTCTTGGAAACTGTTACACCAAGACATCAATTGATTTGAGTATTAACAGCAGCTTCTACAACAAAACATATATTAATAACAACTTTTACAACAGAACAGACATCGATGCCAATTTGAATGACAACTTTTACAACCGAACCACAATTGATAATAATTTAAGTACCAACTTTTACAATCGGACCACAATTGACGCCAGTTTGAATAACAACTTTTACAATCGAACTACTATTGATAACAATTTGAGTACCAATTTTTACAATCGGTCTACCATCGATTCCAGTTTGAACTCAAACTTTTATAACAAGTCCGGGATCGACACCAGTTTGAACACCAATTTTTACAATAAAAGGTCAATTGATGCCAGTATCAATACCAACATTTACAACAAGACGGCAATTGATGCGAGTATCAATACCAACATTTACAACCGGTCTACAATTGATGCTAGCATTAATACCAACATTTACAACAAGAGAACCATTGACTTAAGTTTGAACACCAACTTTTACAATAAATCCGGCATTGATACCAGTTTGAACACCAACTTTTACAACAAGAGTTCTGTTGATAGTATTCTGAGCTCAAACTACTATATTCGCAGTACTATTGATTCTAGTATTAATTCGGCGCTTGACTCTTACTATACAAAAACTTCTTCTGACGCAAATATTAGTACGGCATTGGGGTCATACTATATGAAGGTCGCCACCGATTCTAGTATTAATTCAGTTCTTAATAACTTTGCGAGAACAACAACACTGGAGTCGTCGTATTATACTAAGACCGCAACCGATTCCAGTATTAATTCGGCTCTTTCCAGTTATGCCAAAACAACTTACGTGGACAACGCATTTAATACCTTGGGGGCTTCTGCCGAAACATTGAATCTAATCAGCCAAATTGCGACCGCTACCCAAGGTGATGCCAGTTTTGGCTTGGTTGTATATGGAAGACTCAATAAGGCTGACGCAAGTATTAATACTATTATAGGGGATATCCAAACACTCAATGGACTTAGTGCTATTCAGGACCCCAGTATTAATGAACTGGTTACCTACAATTTGGCGCAAGATGCGACTATCGCTTCATTGCCTACAAAAGCCATAGTGGACGCCAGTCTTTCGCGGTACTATACAAAGATTGCCACCGATTCAAGTATCAATACATTAATCAATAAATATTACACAAAGGTTGTCGCGGATTCCAGTATCAATGCGCTCATCGGCTCATATTATACAAAGGTTGCCGTCGATTCCAGCATTAATGCGGTCCTAGGTTCCTATGCTCTTGCATCGTCACTTGATTCTTATTATACCAAAGTAGATGCGGATTCGAGCATCAATGCTGTCCTTGCTGATTATACCAAGTCATCGGCGCTGAACTCTTATTATACCAAGGTTGACACAGATTCAAGTATCAATACGGTCCTCGGTTCTTATGCTTTGTCATCGACGTTTGACGCTTATTATACTAAGACGGCGTCGGATTCAAGCATCAATTCAGTCCTTGCCAGTTATGCGCGATCTTCTGCGTTGAACTCATATTACACGAAGACCGTCGCTGATTCCAGTATCAATTCAGTCCTTAATAACTTTGCGAGAACATCGACGATAACGGCAAATTATTATAACAAGGCCGCGACCCAGACCCTTGTGGATACGGCCCTTGGAAGCTACGCGACCACTGGCTATGTAGATACTCAAATCACCAACTTTACCAATGTTTCTCCGACAACACTAAATACATTGAACCAGATTGCCACGGCTGTCCAAGGTGATGCTAGTTTTGTCATGGTTGTTTCCGGAAGACTCAATTCATCTGACGCAAGTATTAACGCCATTCGCGCACAAATTGAAGGCGTTAGTGCTGCTCAAGACCCGAGTATCAATGAGTTGATAACATACAATACTACTCAGGACGGTCTCATCAATTCTATGTTGGTAAAAGCTGACTTTGACAGCAGCATGAATGCCAATTATTACAGTAGGTTGGCTGTCGATTCAAGTTTGAACGCCGGATTTTATAATCGTGCGACAACCGACTTATCTCTTGGTCGCTATTTATTGAAAACCGCTTTTGACAGCAGCTTGAATAACAATTATTATAGCAGAGCGGCGGTCGATTCTAGTTTGAATGCCGGATTTTACAATAAGTCGACTGTTGATGTGTCTCTTGGTCGATATCTATTGAAGTCGGCATTTGACAGCAGTTTGAATGCCAATTATTATAGCAGAGCGGCGATTGATTTGAGTTTGAATAACAACTTCTTTAATAAGAGCACTATTAATACAACTCTTGGCACATATTTATTGAAAACGGATTTTGATGCCAGTTTAAACACCAACTATTATGATAGGACGACGGTCAATTCTACGTTTTACAATAAGACGACAATTGATGCGAGTATGAATGATAACTTTTATAATAAGACTACAATTGATGCCAGCTTGAACACTAACTTCTACAACAAAACAACTATGAACACAACGCTCAGCACCTATTTGACAAAAACAGATTTTGACAGTAGCTTGAACAGTAACTATTACAACAAGTCTAGAATTGATTCAAGTATTAATTCAGTTTTGTTAAATTATTCCACTACCAGTTATGTTGATGGTCGATTCACTACCTTGACTGGTGTTGCTCCATCTCAATTAGATACATTGGCGGAAATTGCGGATGCTTTAAGAGGTGATGCCAGTTTTGGAATGACTGTGTATACAAAAATTGCTTCATCTGATTTGAGTATCAATACAATTCGCACCAACTTGTCTGACTATGTTTTATCAAATGATAACAGTGTTAATACTATCAGGACCAACTTGTCTGACTATGTTTTATCAAATGATAACAGTGTCAATACTATCCGAACCAACTTGTCTAACTATGTTTTGGCAAATGATTCCAGTGTCAATACTATCAGGAGTAACCTATCTCTCACTGACTCAAGTGTCAATACTATCAGAACCACCTTGTCTAACTATGTTTTGGCAAATGATTCCAGTGTCAATACTATCCGAACTGACTTCACTAGTTTTTTATCAGCAAATGATGCTAGTCTTAGTGCGATTCGTACAAGCATTCAACAAGTAAGTAGTACAGGTTCAATTCAAGATCCAAGTATTAATGACATTATTTTATATAATTCCAATCAGGATACTAGTATTAATAATATTCGAATTACTGTGAGTGGATTTTCTACAACTTATTACACCAAGACAGATATTGATGCTAGTATCAATAACTACTTCTATAATAAAACAACAAGCGATTCAAGATTCTTGGGTAAATCTGATTTTGATGCCAGTATGAGCAGTAATTATTATAACAAGACCACTATCGATGCTAGTATCAATGACAACTTCTATAACAAGACCACCAGCAATTCAAGATTCTTGGGTAAATCTGATTTTGATGCCAGTATGAGCAGTAATTATTATAACAAGACTACTATCGATGCTAGTATCAATAACTACTTTTATAACAAGACGACTATTGATGCTAGTATCAATGACAACTTCTATAACAAGACCACCAGCAATTCAAGATTCTTGGGTAAATCTGATTTTGATGCCAGTATGAGCAGTAATTATTATAACAAGACGACTATTGATGCCAGTATCAATAACTACTTCTATAACAAGACAACTATTGATAGCAGTATTAATGACAACTTCTATAACAAGACGACTATTGATGCCAGTATCAATGACAACGTCTATAACAAGACGACTATCGACACAAGTATCAATAATGTATTATTAAATTATTCAAAAGGAATCAAATATCAAGTAACAAATAACGGTTCCGGCGCGTATGTGATAAATGGCGTTGATAATCAAGCACTTACATTAATACGTGGATTAACATATGTATTCTCAATCAATGCTTCTGGGCATCCATTTTGGATTCAAACATCAGATGGAGCATACAATTCATCAAATATTTACAATACTGGAATAACAAATAATGGAACTGAGAATGGAAATATTACTTGGGTAATATCAAATGACGCACCAAATACACTATATTATGTGTGTCAATACCATTCATCCATGAAAGGTACAATAAATATAATTGATTTATCTTTCGCAACACCATCATTGTTAACATCTTATTACACCAAGACGGATATTGATGCCAGCATTAATAGCAACGTCTATAACAAGACGACTATCGATGGCAGTATTAACAGCGTCCTTTCCAACTATGCCCAGGCATCCACATTGGCAGATTATTACACCAAGACGGATATTGATGCCAGCATTAATAGCAACGTCTATAACAAGACGACTATCGATGGCAGTATTAACAGCGTTCTTTCCAACTATGCCCAGGCATCATCATTGATGTCTTATTACACCAAGACGGACATTGATGTCAGCATTAATAGCAACGTCTATAACAAGACGACCATTGATGGTAGTATTAACAGCGTTCTTTCCATCTATGCCCAGGCATCATTATTGACAGATTATTACACTAAGACTAATATTGATTCAAGTATTAATTCAATCCTTACTACTACATATTCTACAAGGAGTTATGTTGATGATAGGTTTACTACATTAATTGGTACAGTTTCAACAGATAAATTAGATACATTGGCAGAAATTGCGGCTGCTTTATCAGGTGATGCCAGTTTTGGAATTAATGTGTATCAACGAATAGATGCTGCGGATTCCAGTATAAACGCGATTCGAAACTCTTTGGCCAACTATACATTAAAGTCAACAGTTGATGCTTCATTAGCCAACTATACATTAAAGTCAACAGTTGATGCTTCATTAGCCAACTATACATTAAAGTCAACAGTTGATGCTTCATTAGCCAACTATACATTAAAGTCAACAGTTGATGCTTCATTAGCCAACTATGCTTCTCTTGTAACCGACATTTCTTTTGGCGGAAATATCCAAATGGGCAAAACAAATATTATTTCTGTTGGAATCAATAAGGCACCAAACTCATTATATTCCCTCGACATCAGTGGTTCCACAAATATATCTGGAAACTTGACATTGGCTAAGCGGACAACTGACATTAGTTATGCCTACTTTGACTTGTCCGCCGTAAATATGTCTGTATTCAACGTTGCCGAAAAGTTTACAACCGTTATTCTTAGTACGACACCCACTCTTGATTACAGGACAGGTGGTATATTTTATATGCCTGCCGTAAACGCTGCGCTTACGGCGATTAGCATAACAAATGTACCAACTACTTTGAATCGCAGTATCTCAGTAACACTTATTTTGGCACAGGCTGGCACAGGAGGAACAAATTGTTTCACAACTGGCACATTGAATGTAAATGGAACAGGCATTACGTATTTGAAACCAGATGCTATAGCATTGGCAGCTCCAACCGCAAATAGGGCAGTCATAATCAACCAATTTATTATTATTTGGGTAGGTGCTACACCAACCGTCATCGCATATTTGTCCAGTATGGGTTAAAGTATTTTTCATTATGTGTATATTTATATATATAATGAGGTCCCTCAACGCTCTTAAAAGTCGGTCTATCAATAATGATACACATTCAAAGAATCGTGTAGCATTCGCACTCAATCAAACCGCAACTACAGGAGCTAGTTTAGGAGGAGGCGGCGGTACTTCAAATGTCGATTTGACTGCTGTATCTACTGATATTGTTCCTACAACCAATAATTTACGAGACCTTGGAACAGAAACCATGTTTTTTAAAAAATTATATGTTCAAGATATTGCCATTATAGGAAATATTTTACCAAATTATGAGTATTTTCCGCCAACATCAGCAATATTAAATCCGGACGGCACTGTTGCTGTGCCAAATACACTTGGAAATACTATTGGAACACCCGCTCATCTTGGTAATCCTACGCACTTTTTTGGTAACATTTATGTTCGCGATATTTTTACTTCGTCAAATACCATTAGCATCGGCAGTGCCCAGCTTAAGAGTACTGGAAATACACTAGATATTCCAACTGGGTCTAAGATTGGCGGTGTTAATCCCGGAACAATTGTTATAAAAGGTGCGGTAGCAAACACCGGTTTATTGCCAAATGCAACGGGTGGTTCAACAAACGCAGTGGGCGATGGATACGTGATTGAAGGCAATCTGTGGGTAGCTTCTATAACCAATTCTACCTTGGCAAGTGGCTGGGTGAATATAGGAGCATTTAGAGGTCCCACTGGTGCCAAAGGTGATACTGGAAACCCTGGAGCCAAAGGAGATACTGGAAACCCTGGAGCCAAAGGCGATACTGGAGCCAGGGGTCTTCAAGGTGAACAAGGTATTCAAGGCAATCAAGGTCCTCCCGGTGTTTTAGAAGTAACGGGTGGCACATTATCGGGTACTATTACTATTCCTGACCTGGTCATTACTGGAAACTCCGTTTTTGGAAAATCAACTTTAGGAACACCTGTGTATCGGATGGATGTCAGTGGGTCTTTAAATGCCACCTCTATTTTTCATAATGGCGTTGCTCTTGGGTCAATCTATGCTACAACGACTTCACTAAATGATTTTTATAATAAGGGGGCAATCGATGGTAGTATTAATAATATTCTATCCAATTATGCTACAACGACTTCACTAAATGATTTTTATAATAAGGGGGCAATCGATGGTAGTATTAATAATATTCTATCCAATTATGCTACAACGACTTCACTAAATGATTTTTATAATAAGGGGGCAATCGATGGTAGTATTAATAATATTCTATCCAATTATGCTACAACGACTTCACTAAATGATTTTTATAATAAGGGGGCAATCGATGGTAGTATTAATAATATTCTATCCAATTATGCTACTACAGGTGCGCTAAATAGTTTTTATAATAAGGGGGAAATTGATGGTAGTATTAATAATATTCTATCCAATTATGCTACTACAAGCTATGTTACAACCCAGATTAACAATTTAATTGATGGTGCTGATACGACACTAAACACATTAGCTGAAATAGCATCAGCTATTAAGAATGATGCCAGTTTTGGTATTGTTGTTTATGATAAAGTTGCGGCGTGTGATTCTAGCATCAACACAATTCGAACCAATTTATCCAACACTGATTCTAGCATTAATACTATTAGATCATCGTTATCTAATTATGCGTTAACTTCTTCTTTGTCATCATACGCCACTACTGACTCTTTGTCAAGCTATTCTACCAAGTCTGTCATTGATGCTTCATTGGCTCTCTATTCTACCAAATCTGTCATTGATGCTTCATTGGCTCTCTATTCTACCAAGACTTATATTGATGCTTCATTGGCCCTCTATTCTACCAAGACTGATATTGATGCTTCATTGGCCCTCTATTCTACCAAGACTGTAATTGATGCTTCGTTAACTAACTATGCTTTAACATCCTCCTTGTCAAGCTATGCCTCTCTTATATCCGACGCTTCTTTTGCGGGAAATATTCAAATCGGCACATCACGCACTGTGTATGTTGGAATCAACAAGCCTCCTTCCACCGCATATGCTCTTGATATCAGTGGCCATTTAGATGTAAATGGAAACACATTTCTTGGAACTGGTACAAACCTAGTTGGAATTAACACAAGTACTCCCGCATATACATTGGATGTCAGTGGAACAATCAATGCTCGTAGTATTCTTGTAAATGGTGGGCCAGTCTCTGTTCCTGGATATAGTGGCAATGTGTTTTCATTCGATACTAGTTTCAACAGCAATGTTCAAATCGGCACATCGCGCACGCAATCACTTGGAATCAACAAGACGCCATCAGCCATGTTCGCCCTGGATGTAAGTGGTCCCACAAGCTTCTTGGGAAATGTGTCAATGGATAAGCGAACCACTGATATTAGTTATGCCTACTTTGATATGTCTGCTGTCACGATGAACGTATACAATTTGTGCGAGAAGTTTGTCACACCTACATTTTCAGCAACTCCCACATTTAATTATAGCACAGGAAGCATTTTTTATGTTACACCAGGTGCGTCTACTATTATTACATCTATAACATTTACAAATATACCTGTTATTGCTGGAAGAAGTGTATCAACAACTGTTATTATTGATAATGGAAGCGGAACATATACATCTTATATATCGGCAACTGCTATAACGGTAAATGGAACCAGTATCACATATAGAACCCAAGATGGCACTGCTTTTGCTGCGCCAACCGCACCACACCTGGTTGTACATCAATTCATCATGTTATTCACCAGTGCAACTTTGTCCGCTACAAATCCCCGCATCATTGGTTCGATGGCAACGATTAAATAAAATCTTACACCCTTGCGGATGTAAAGTATTTTTCATTATATATATTTATATATAATGAGGTCCTTCCATGCTATTAAAAGTAGGATAATTAATAATACTTTTGTAAAGAATCGTCTAGCATTTGCCGCACACAATCAAACCGCAAAGAATCGTTTAGCATTTATGCTCAATCAAAACGCAAAGAATCATCTAACATTTACGCACAATCAAACCATGAAGAATCGCGCAGCATTTGTGCCCAATCAAACCCATACTACTGGTCCTAGTTTAGGTGGAGGCGGAGGAGGCGGAGCAGGCGCAGCAGGAGCAGCAGGAGCAGGAGGCGGTGGTTCAAGAGTTGACAAGAAGTTTGTAATAATGCCAACTATTACAAATGTGACAGGACTTATATGTAACTATATAAACGGTAGTACTTTTTATTTTCCATCAACAATATCATCAGAAATAACGGACATAAAAATTATAAATATTCCAGCAATAATTCAGAGGCGTATTAAAATTACAATAATAATTGAAAATAGACAAAATACGGTAGTTTCCTGGTTAAATCCATCTCATTCTTCAATTAGTGTGAATGGACAAGCAATTATATACAAAACTAAAGACGGTTCTGATTTTGCCGAACCCACTGCTCCAGAATCGGGTCACTGGCAAGTCGTACACCAATTCATCTTGTTTTTTATCAGCGATACTTTATCGCCTACAAATCCCCGCATCATTGGTTCAATAGCAACAATTAAATAAAATCTCCATATTATAATAATATGTCGCTCGTCGCATTAAAACGGAAAACCGCCGCGATGCAAAATCTCAGCACTGGACAAAAGGGGTTTTCTATCAATGGCACTCATCGCAGTCAAGGCTACATTGGACAAACTTCTCTGTCTCGTTCGCTTATCAATACACCTCATGGTCAGACAGGTGCTCCAGAAGGCCATGGTGGATGTTGTGGGGACTTTTCAACAACAACCAATATTCGCGCATCTGAAACATTTAGCTTGGAAGATGAAAATGTGGTGAAACCATCTGTATTGAGTACTGCGGGTATGCTGTCTAATCGCAATCGGTGGCTCAAGCGCTCCGCTCCATATACTTCGACAAAGCTGACTGCTGGCTGGACCAATGGACAAGGAGACTATATTGCGTATTTGAAGAAAAAGGCCGCAAAATGCGACCCGACCCAGGCAGACAAACTATTGAATGATAAAGAGGTCAATTCAGTTGCGACAAGCAAATGTACTACAACCAATATTACGCGCAAAGATGGAGCGCCAGTATTCAACAAAACTACAGTATGTACTTTCACCAAGCCTGTTTCCGATTATACATCGATATCTCAGGGAGAGCATATATTTAAGCTACATGACAAATGTGCTGACCAAGATGATGTGCTATTCAAAATAGTAACAAATACTCGGCGTACACCTCTCCCTGGATTAACAACAGATAGTTCTCCTCTCTTTGTTGAACCTGAACCTGAGCCAGAGCCAGAGCCGGTTCTTCCAACTCCTCGTTGGGTTGGTGTCGGTAATAATGCTACAAAAACTATTGCGACAAGTACCGATCTTAGTATATGGACATCTACTAACGACAATATTATTGATGATTGGACAACTGTTCCGGACTCATCGGGTGGCAATGTTTTTACTACTGAGGGCGCTGGTATAGCATATGCAAATGGCGTATGGGTTGCTGTGGGTAACGCAGTAAATAGCATTGCAATAAGTGAAGACAACGGAATTACTTGGACAAGTAAAAGTACCAATAATAATAATAATGGTATCATTGGTAGTTCTGGTCGTGGTGTAGCTTATGGAAATGGTGTATGGGTAGCTGTTGGTGGCGGTGTTTCTGCCGCAAACACCATTGCTACAAGTAATGACAACGGTATTTCGTGGACAGGTAGGGGCAACTCTATTCTTGGTTTACATGGGCGTGCTGTAGCATATGGAGGAAATACGTGGGTTGCAGTTAGTATAGGTAGTGGAGCAAATACCATTGCAACAAGTACTGACGGAAATATTTGGGTAGGTAGAGGCAACACTATTATTACAAATGGCGACAACGTTAGAGGTGGTTTATCTGTAGCATATGGCAAAGATAGTTCGGGTAATAATTTGTGGATAGCCGGTGGTGGAAGAATATCCGCCAGTGAATCCATCGGAAACACAATTGCGAGAAGTACTACCAATGGAAATACTTGGATAGGTCTCGGTACCTCTATTTTTAGTGATGCTGTAAATGGTGTAGCATATGGCAAAGATAGTTTGGGTGGTAATTTATGGGTAGCTGTTGGCTTTGGCGGAAACACCATTGCAACAAGTCCCGATGGAAATACTTGGGCAGGTATTACCAGTTCTCCTTTTACTATTGGACGTTCTGTTATGTATATAAAACAATGGACTTATCAAGGTAACACCTATCCAGCAAGGTGGGTTGCTACAGGTTCTGGTGGAAACACAATTGCAACAAGTTTGGACGGAAATATTTGGGTAGGAGGTGGTGTACCAGTTTTTTCTGATAAGATTAGTAGTTCCGACGACAGAGGTTTTGACATTGCATTTAATCGGTAAAACTTATTTATAGTAGGGCGACGTAGCAAGTTTGTTATATCCTAAAAAAAGAAAATAAGACAATTTTTGTCTCATTTTTTATAGGGCGTAACACATTATTCTCTTGCTATAATGGAAGCCATCACATCAATGCCCGATTGCCAGACTTCGTTTTGATTCCATGTGCCATTGGCCTCCGTATAACAATTATGTATCCACGGAAACGCCACATCATTCGGCTCCGTCGTACTATTCACAAAAAAAACATTGTTTTTCTGGAAATAGAGGGAAAACATGATTTTCAGCTGTTTGACAACATGGGTCGGCCATCGACAAAGCACCATCACGGGTTTAGGGTCCGCCAATATGGCAAGGAACCGTTCTATTCGCCTCTCATACTTGGCTTTTACAGTATCATAATATTTCTGCCATTCGGGTGTAATACATTGGGTCCGTTCTTCACCAATATCTCCTTCTCCCACTTCGGTGAATTGGCACGGTGAACCATCCGCAATATTGATGTGTGGATAATCGTGTGGAAACTGGAATCCATAAGCGTCAACTAATCGGCTTCGATTCTGGTTATAATAGAGGCCAGTATGATATTGTTGAAACCTCTCTTTAAAACACGCGTTCAATGATTGCGGCGATGAAACCACCCAATCAAATGGCAGCGCATGTTCACGCAAACCAAGGTTTCGCAAAACGGCGGCGGGACTACAATCGTGTCCAATAGTTAGAATATTGTACAGGCTTGTCGTCATTATTGTCTATATGCGATTTGAGTTTATATACAATTCCGAAAAAAAACAATTCACAATAATTGATTTCTTATTACATCCTCTGTTGTAGTGCTCGACCCACATCCGCCTCTACATTCCGTATATGTATGCGTTCCCAGTATTCCGAGTCTGGTTCTTTTTGTTCCGCCAATATCCAATTAATTTTTTTGATTCTGTCGTCGATAATAAGAGAGGCTATTTTGGCGGCCCTCTCATAATGAAACTCCGAAGTAGCAATATAAACTTCATCGTACACAGTTAAATCCATGTCTCGTAGTTGCAAGAAGTTCTCCGCCGTGTTTGTCGCTTTGGTGTCCAAGATGTAATTCCATTCGGGTGTGCCATAGGCCGGTTCTTTTTTTGAGATTTGCTCAGCCATTTGTTGTGCCTCGGTTATAGAGGCGCCGATGCCATTATGTTTGATTCCTCCACTAAGCAACCAATCCACTTGCTGATGATAACTCGATGCCAATTCTACCGCCGCCTCTATTCTTCCATTGAGCAAACGGGCAATGTGGCATCCAAGTAAGATTATTAAAATGCGCATTTTATAATTGAATATAGTTTAGGGTTCGTTGTTTTATGTTTTATGACATTTATTTTCTTTAGAAAAAGATTTCAATTTTTTCGTGTAAAAATATAATGATTACTTTCTCAAATGGTATCAATAATAGAGGTCCCATATATACCGCCGATATTGGGATTTCACAAGACATGGCATTCACCGACTTCAACCGCACGGTCTAGCCGAACATTAGAGGCGCCTCTCTTGATACGACTTATATAAGAAACCCCAACTAGCATACATCATTTATTATGTCCATAATGTATAATGAGCGGACGACAAAAACGCAATGCTTTTGCCGTAATCCATTTTGGAGGCAATCCCAAATATTTAGAACTTGAGCTGTATTTCTTCAAGATGTTGCGACAATATACGCGCAACGATATTGTGTATTTGTTTTCGGTCAATGACACTCCACCCGCATTCGTGGATGCGGTTCGGCCTCTCGTCACAGAGGTCATTCCATATGATGACCGCGGAATCACCTATGAAGTGCCATTCAAAAGTGAATACAAAAGCTTCAATACACTGCGAACATGTAACTTCATTTTTGCATATACGTTGGACAAATATGACAAAGTGTGTATTATCGAGTCTGATATGGTGATTATGAAAAACCTGGACCCCATTTTCAATTTGAAAACGCCGGCGGTACTAACATACTACATTGGCGACCGAAATCTGAAGTTTCACGACCGTGTGCGAAATGATAGACGAGATGTGTTGGACAAATGTCGGGATATGGGGCGAATCAATGGCGGTGTGATGGTTATCAATCCGAGTCCGCAATTATTTACCGAGTACAAGGCTAAAATCGTGGATGTTGTTCAGCGCAACTGTAAATACCCGAATGAGACGTTGTTTGAGTATGTGAATAATGATTACTTTAATTTGCCGGTTCAGTATAATTTGTCGCATTACCATGCGCAACCGACCAGACTACAGAGCTATCAATTGGATCCTGGCAATATTTTTGTGTACCATTTCAATGAAACCGACTACAAGCATATTGATATTATTAAAAACCCTCTCGATGAGAAGGGAGACAATTGGTTGGAACTTATTGACCGTCAACCAAAATACATTATTCGGAAGTTGCCGATTTTCCATTATAAGCGAAGCGTGTTTGATAGATACAGGATGGTAATTGAACCTCTCATGATAGAGGCGATGAGACCAAAGGTTGTTGAGACCAAGGTTGCTGAGAAACCTGTTTCTGACAAAGTCGAAACAAAACCTGTTTCTGACAAAGTTGCTGAGAAACCTGTTTCTGACAAAGTCGAAACAAAACCTGTTTCTGACAAAGTTGCTGAAAAACCTGTTGCTGAGGAAAAAGTAATAGTTAATCCAAAAATACCCTCTCCTGTTAAAAAAGAAAAATGTCCCAAAGGAACACGTCGCAATAAAAAGACGGGACTTTGTGACAAGGCATCTTCTTCTTTACCCAAGACATCTTATGTTGAGGCCTCTTTGCCCAAGGCTAATACCTCTTTGCCCAAGGCCAAAGAATCATTAACACCTTTACCCAACTGTCCCAAAGGAACCCGACGCAATAAAAAGACGGGACTTTGTGAACCTTATGCCAAGGCTGAATCCAAAGCTTCTTTGCCAAAGGCTGAATCCAAAGCTTCTTTGCCAAAGGCTGAATCCAAAGCTTCTTTGCCAAAGGCTGAATCCAAAGCTTCTTTGCCAAAGGCTGAATCCAAAGCTTCTTTGCCAAAGGCTGAATCCAAAGCAAAAGAATCATTACTCAACAATGCCAAAAAATGTCCCAAAGGAACTCGACGCAATCGACGAACAGGTATTTGCGAACCCAAGATTGTGCCATTACAACTAGAACCGATTCAATCGAAACAACCAGAAGTAGAAGTAAAGCAACCAAAAGTAGAAGCAAAGCAACCAAAAGTAGAAGTAAAGCAACCAAAAGTAGAAGTAAAGCAACCAAAAATTAAACAACTTTCACGTTGTCCAAAAGGAACTCATCGAAATAAAAAAACAGGCGAATGTGTTCCCGTGCAAGTGCTTGATCCCAACAAATAAATGTATTCCAAATAAATATATGCGTATCCAAATAAATATATGCGTTCAACATATATTTATCTAATATGGAGTCTTCTGTATCAGTACCATCTCTTACTGACCAATATTTAAACTCCCTCACTGAAATGGAACGCATCGCATATAACATCGCAAACTCTCATCTCGGCTCTCTCTTTACCCTAGAAAAAAGCAACCATTACCTTGAATGGCTCAAAAAGCGTAATCAAACATAGTAGGATGCCTCATTTGTTTGTATAATACGAACCAGCGTGTCAAACTCTTCGTGGTCCATTATATTACTACATACCAGGGTAGGTGGTCCCGTAGTTCCTACAAAATGCTTGTAGGGAGGATAAAACAACTTGTAATTCTTCACGACGCCGGTCAAGTCGCATACAATTTTCTCTTTGTTATCCACACATGTTCGGAGAATGGTCTTGCCAATAATATTATTGTTAGGAAAATAATCAAAATCATGGATGATAATGACTTTCGCTTTGTCCAAGAAATAATCAAAACAACATTTGCGCGACATCCACGGCGACGAATCCAGGAATACCACTTCAAAATCACTTAGTTGATTTGCCTCTATGTGTTCTACCCATTTGTTGCCGGTTTCAACACAATCTTCATTGTCGGCGTTCACGTGTTGTAGGATGTGATTTGCGTCTGCTAAGTGCGTATATTTGCTGAGCCATTCTATATTGGATTCGAGCGAAACCAGTTTGCGACCAGTGCCGCGAATATGTTCACGTATCATCATGGTGCTGCCTTCCCCGCACCCGCATTCCAAAATATTGCCCGTGGTGTTTTTCAGTATTTCCTTGAAATATGGCCGGTGAGTGTAAAATCCTTGGACTAACATTGGTATTGTAGGTTATATGTGGGTTTAATAATATATTGATTTCGCAATACATTATTTATGCTTTGCTGGGTGCTTTGCTTGGTGCTCCGTTTTTACGAGATCTGTTTGCGGGTTTATTTTTTGACACTATAGATGAAGTCCTGGGAGTCTTGGATTTAGTTCGAGGTGTCTTTGATTTGGTCTTGGGTAGAGGCGTTGTCAAGTTTTTTTCCATAACTATATATTCGTATTTTGCCCCATCAGTATGTGTGTTTGTATATGTACTCCTAACACCAAACCCATATTTTGAATATATATCTTGAAGAATAAAGTTTCCATCTTGAATAACATTGTTTTTTTTAAACAATACCATTAATCGTACTTTGGAACTACCAAGTTCTGTTTTTATTATATTTTCAAAAAATCCAAGCAAGACTTTTATTGGGGATGCGTTAGTAATACTACGATTGGCACTGTAATTACGACACAAATCTGATAAATAAATATGGCCGTCATAGTTTATTTGTATAGCACCAGAGGCTTCATCTTCTGGATAGTGTGGGTCTCGAATAAACCCGAATGCGTGTATTGTATTTTCATTATTGTATGACACAATATCATTTCTTGTTGTATCTAAACAAGGCTTATCGGTGCCTTTTTCTTGCCGAGCAAGTATTTTTTGGATAAGTTCCTCTAATAAATGTTCATCGCGTATTGGTAAATAATACATTTCATATTCATAAATGCCGTGTTTCCCTGTTATTTTTTTTCCAATTTTATCATTACTGAATTGCGGTGTTTTTGGCATATATACTAGAGTTATACATCGATGAAGATTTAAATTCGCACAACCACCGAAGGTGGTTACACGTTTTAACTCATTTATCGGCAACGTTTCATTTGAATGATATAAATAACACGCCTTTGGCGGTTCGGGAGGCCCCACCCGAAGGGGGGCCGACCACAGTTGGATTTAAATCTTCAAATGTGTAAAGATGATTGCGCCATCTTGAACATCTTGTAGGAAGTGATTTTCTCTGGATAAGCCGAAGGCGCTGGAGGCTGTGCCGAAGGCTCTTGAACCTTGGTAGAAACGTTGTTAGAAACGTTGTTAGAAGCTTGTTCTGCGCCTATCGGCGCAAAAGGGTTCTCTTCCTCTATTTCCAAGTCATCAAAGAAATCCGTTATCTTGGTAATCGGTTTGGAACTGAACAACATCTCATTTGTCTGGGCAATGCTCTTCTTCGGTGGTTTCTGCGTAAAATTGAACTCGCTGATTTTGCCAAGGCGCACATATTTATTGGCAAACTCGAGCGGTTTTTCCTTAGGTTCGGTTCCTGGAACCTGTATGGGCTTTGTTAAAGGGCCATTAGGCCCGGAAGAAGGGCCTTTAGGTCCGGAAGAAGGGCCATTAGGCCCTTTAGGCCCCGAAGAAGAAGCAGCTATACGATGCTCCTTCAACGACTCAAAAACATTCTCTTTGTTCGCTAAATCCTTGTCTACCAATTTGGTAATATCATTCACTTTCATCTTCTTTGACTTCATTGCGTCTTCTTCTTTTCTCAGGACGTCAATCATTTTGTTCTGGGGCCTCTCTACCATATCAATGTAGAAGTCTCGGCAACGATTCATTGCCACATATTTCTTCGCAACATATTGGAGTATCTTGTAGGGGATAATTTGTACATCGCTATAATATTCGAACGAAAGTTTGTAGGGATTATAGTAAAAGAGAATGTTGCCGCGTTCGGTGATTTCATAGAGCATGCGTGTTTTCCAAAGACGTTCGGTGTCGTTTTTTTCCTCGACAAAAAGCGTTTTGCGCGCATCATAATCATAGAGGTCTGCGCCAATATTTGCGTTGGCATCGGTGTCGGCGGCCTCTTTGTAATACTTGATGTATTTCTGGTATTTTTGGTCGTAGTCGAGGGGTTGAACTTTTTTGGTGAGCTTGATTTGACCCATTGCGTATTTTGTGTAAAAGATGATGCTGATATAGAGGCGGTAAAAAAACGCGTATACAAGCATAAAATAGAGATTCATTGATGTAGATATTGTATTTGTTCAATGTGTTTATATTTTTTTGTGAACAAGAGTTTGAATATTAGAGGGTATCCAGATTTATTAAAAGACCGTTTGGTTTGTATGTGGGCTTTTTATAAGTAGGGGCCTTTGTATAGGTCGGGTCCGTAGGGGCCTTTGTATAGGTCGGGTCCTTCGGACCCTTTATAAAATACGAGTCAATTGGTTTTGTAGATGCCCCCGCAGGAGCCCCAGCAGGGGCCCCCGCAGGGGGTACTACTTTTGTTCCTTGTGGATCCGTAGGGCCCATATGAAGCATCGACCGCCTATAATCAAACAACTCCGCAATTTCCTTCTCTAAAAACGGCACATTAATTATTTGATAGCTCCCATTGGCATTGTCCGGGTGTAAACATACCAAGCAAAGCCCCACCACTTTGGCCCCGTATTTCTCCTCGATAATCGTCTTGTACGTATTCAGTTGTAGCGCATAATGCCAGAAGTTTGTATCTGGTAAATGCCGCACACATTCCGTCGTCGCCGTGGACCCATATGCGTTTGTCTTCACAATTTCCTTACACCGCTTCCAGTCATAGATGAGCAAGGTGCCGTCTGGGTTCCGATAGACCATATCCACTGACCCGGCGATTTTCAGGTCTTCATGGTAAATCATCCACTCTG